CTATTGAGACTTCTTTTTATGGGTGACGGGTTTCGGCGGGGGAGGCGAAGTGTCCGTATCCTTCGGTTTCTCTGGAAGCTCGATGACCTTCACCGCGATGGGGGTGCTGGTCAGAGATTTGAGGAAATCGATGTCGCGGCTCATGGAGGACATCGTTGCCGCAATATCATCGAGGCGCTTCACCTCGGCGTCCCTAGCCCGCATGGTGTCGGGCGACTCCTGAACGACCTGAACCTTGGAGACATCGGGTGTCGGCGGCTTAGGTAATAGCAGAAGAAGGAAGCCGCTGAGGCCGACCGTCAGTGCGAAAGAAACGCTTTTCCAAAACCATTTCCCCAAGACTGTACCGGCTTCTTCGTTCTTCACGACCCGCAACTTTCTGAACCGTATCCAAGCCGTTCTGGCGCGATCCAAGAGATTGGGATCACCGTCGATACAGGTGCAGTGCATGTAGGAAATGAAATACTTCCAATGCCGCCATGTTACGGCTCGGTCGAGCAACTTCAGGGGATTGGAAATCCGATCGAGTACGATGAAATCTTCCCTGCAGCACCTATTCTCGACCTGCGCGGGCATCAATAGGCATGTGACCGCGCCGCTGGGCTCGCGATAATATTGGAGAAGCGCCCCCGCTTCAGTTAGGAGCCGGAGATGACGTGAGGGTATGCCGCTTTTGTCGTCGGTGACAAATTGGGTCGTACTGTCGAAGGGGCGATTGCCGAAGAAGATTTGCACAAGGCGTTTTTCGTGCCCTCCGTTCCTCCCGCCCGGAATGGGACAAAAGCTATAAGTCCTGCTGAGATCATGGCTGTGGGTATCGACCTTCTCATAGGCGCGGAATATGGCCTTCGAGCGAAGGAAGAATGTCTCGTAATCGCGGTATTTTTGAATCCGTAAGTCGACGGTCACAGTGTCACCCGGGAATTAAGGTTACCCACCACAAAAGTTCACCTCTGACCCAGACTAGCGGAGACCGTGCAGTCTTCACGCGAATTGAATCTGTACGCAGGTCGGAAATGTAAATGTCGCGCGTGCGCAGGCCCTTGGGCGGCAACTCGCACGGCGCTATCCGCTCTGTAGGCTTCATGCCGTGCGGGCGTTTCACTCCCCGAACCGGATCGTGTCCACACTTTTGATGAAGCGGAGGAACGCGCTGACCGAATCGAAGATGAAGCGCGCCTCCGCCTTATCGACGAGCTCGTTGTCGTGGGCCAAGCTGGCGTTGTTGCGGACGTGGTTGAACTTGTCGAAGACGGCGAACGCCCCCTTGATGATCTGCTCGGTCATCTCGCGCAGTTCCACCTCCTGCTTGAGCGCCTTGACGTATTTGCCGACGCGGCTGTGGAGGGGGTCGGAGCGTTCCCAGGCGATGCCCCGGACGTCGAGCAGATGACCGAACTTCTTGGAGCAGTATGTGTGCAGCCTGTCCAAGGCTGCGTCCGGCGCGTTAGCCTGGATGTCCCGCTCGATGGATGCAACGAGCTCGTCGAGTGTCGGATCGGGCACGAACCGCTCGATGGCATCGGTGCGCGCGACCTCGGTGCTGCCTTCCATCCGGGCTATCAGGTCGAAGAACCGTGGTTCAATGTCCCTGGGCAAATGTGGCAGGTTGTCCACCCGGTACTGCCACAGGCCGCGCAGGACCTTGGCGACCGTCGCCGGGTCTTCCAGCCTCACGAACGTCCGCAGGCGGTTCATCTTAGAGGTGCCGTTGGCCCGGTATTTCGGGTCGTCGATGTGGATGCGGAACTCGTCTTCGAAGAAGTCGGCAAAGGTTCGGTCGGAGAAGTTCAGGACGTAGCCCGGGTCAATCTGGAAGGCTTGTTCGACGACCCGCATGTCCGAGTGCTTGAAGTCACCCATCTGGCATTATCCTATTCCGGCTTTTCGAAGGTCTCGTGGACGTTGAGCACCTTGTAGGTAGCGGGCTTACCGTTGATGGTCTGGACATCGACATCGACGATGAAGGCGAGTTGGAAGAGCCTGTCGCTGATCATGTCGAGCTTGGCGCGCTCGTTCTCGAAAATGACTTTCACCGGGCTGGGGGAAATGGCCTCGATGACGCCCTTGTCACCTGACGACGAGCGGACGTCGTTGCGTGCCTGGTACCAGTAGAAGGTCTGCTTCTCCCGGACACCGGTTGCCACTTCGCGCTGCATGGCGACGTGGTTGGCCACCCGGTTTTGAATAGCGTTGGCTTGGGTCGAGTCCATGATGACCTGATACATTGTGCCGCCGTTGACGGTCACCGACAGGTTGATTTGCGACCCCGCGTCCTTGGCGACCGGCTGCAAGATCTGCGCGCAGTCCCGCAGTTCGGCAGCCGTCCGATTCGGGTCGTCGCCGTGCTTGCCGAGAAAGAACTCGTAGACGCCCTTGATGTCTTTGGCGAAGTCGACGAGGTCTTTGGACTGCCCAACCAGGAATGCTGCCTGGGGTGCCATGGAGACGAGGTCGGCGATGATGCTGCCCGACCGGATTTCCTTGATGAAGAGCCGGGTCTCGGAGCCGTTGACGGCGTAGTCACCTCGCTGTGCGAAGCGCTGGTATTGCTCTGACAGGCTCAAGAAGGCGTCGGTCAAATCCAGCAGCTCGACGGGCCTGCTGTTCTTGATTTCGATGCTGAGCTTAATGTCGTCCGCGTCCAGCATATCCCCCTTGCCCAGTGCGGTTCCGCAGTGGGACGCACCCTATACCAAAAACGCGACTCTGTCATCGCCCACGTCAACTGATGGACGTGTTAAGCTGGTCACGAACGTCTGCGTCCGGCCCACTCCTGGTGGTTCCGGTGACACTGCGTTCAATTCGAATGTCAGCTATATAGCCCCGTCTCTCAAACCCACCCTTCCGCTTCCGGCCCAAAAGGGCCATCCAGGATGGTGTGTCGGCGGATGACATCGGGGACAGAACCGGCAGGAATCACGGCAGCGCCAGGCGCTGGCGTGAAAGGGACGGTGGAAGCGAAGATCCCCTGCGCCCACCAGAACGCAAAAAAGCGGCCGACCAGGGTTTCCCCCGGTCGGCCGCGTCGATACGAAATCCGATCTGTTATTTGCCGATGGGCGGCGCCTGCGCTAGCAGGGTGCGGGTCTGCTCTGAATCCGCCGATCCGCCGAACTCGAAATCGAAAGCGGTGGCGAATTTGCCCGCCAGCAAGGTGACGACGGAAATGATGCAGCCACCGACGGCGGTGTTGCCATCGACGTGGCCGAACACCATGAAGCCGATGCCACCGACGATGCCGAATCCGGCGGTGACCAGCAGCACGTTGGCGCGAGTGTTGCTGCGCCCGGCCTTGATGAATTCGCTGTCGCGGGCACGGGCGTTCTGGCGATCGGCCAGGGTGGCGGTGAGCGTGGTCAGCGCACCGGCCATCTGCTGCATCCGCTCCTCATGGGCGAAGGCCTGGGCCTGGGAGCGCAGTTGGAACACCAGGGTGGGATCGGCCAGCGCCTCGCGAGCCTGGGCGGGGTCGTCGGTGCCGGTGATGGCGCGGACACTGTCGGCCAGCTTGCTGACCGCCTTCTCGGCATCATCACCGAACAGGCCGGCAATGTCCGGTGCCACGTCCAGCGCCACCTTGGCGAGACCGGCGATGGGATTGGCGGCGATGGCGGCGGCATCGCCGAGGAGATCGAGCAGGGTCATGGGGACACCTCCAGGGCAGCGCAGGCACGGGCGTAGCAGGCCTTGCGGTCTTCGAGTCCGGTGAGGCCGCCATTGATGCGCCGGGTGATGGTTTCGATGTTGCGGGCATCGGCAAAGCGATTAAGGCCGTTGCTGTGCCAGAACCACGCGGCCGAACGGGCGGCGGGGCCGGGCTGTTCCAGCATCTCCGGGACATGGACCAGCCCGATCCCCAGTGCCTCGCCGCAAGCAGCATAATTGCTGCGCCCGGTGACCTGGATCAGGCCGCGCCCGCGATAGCGCCAGCCGTCGCCAGAGGCCTCGTCGCCATTGCCCAGGCGCTTGGCGTAGACCCGCGCGGCGATGCGCTCCGGCTGGCGGGCATAGGCCTCGGCACCTGCTGCATCGAAATGGCGGGGGAAGACCCGCAGCAGGGCTTCGGCAGAATAGTTCAGGTTCTCGGCCATATTGCGCAATTGGCCGCTCTCGTGGGCGATCTGGGCCAGGAAGGCGGCCAGCCGCAACGGGGTGTCGACGCCCCATTCGGCGCAGGCAGCGGCCAGCGGCGCCGCGAAACGGTCAAGATCGGTGGACCGCGCCCCGGTGACGGTGGCACGCAAGACGTCTGTGGTCAGCATGGGATCAGTCCTTATCGGGGGGAGTGCAGCGGGCGACGAAGCGGCTCAGCGCCACTTCGAGGCCACGCGGCCCCAGCCAGGCGCAGATGCCGACCACCGCGTGGGTCTCCATCAGGCCGAGGGCGAAATGAGCGGCGACTCCGCCGCCCAGCACCGCCGAAAAGGCGGCGGTCGGGCATTCCCACAACAGGTCGCGCGACCAGAACCGGCGCTGGCCCAGGCGTACCAGCCGGTGATGCCACAGGAAGCGGGCGAGCATGGCGGTGGGAATCAGCCCGGCCAGCCCCGAGACCAGGGTCTTGACCTCGGGCGAAGGTTGCTGCTCGAGCATGGCGGAATCCTTATCAGTGTGTGGATGCGTGCTGGCGGGGCTGCCGCCCCGGTCCCCGCCTGGAGGCACGGCCTCCAGACCTCCTCTTGATTTGAAAATGAAGAGAGGGTCCGGGAGGCTTCAGCCTCCCAGTTGGGGTTGGGGGCGGAAGCCCCCATCAGGCTCAATTCACATGAACCCGGTCGTCCTCGCAGATTCCCGATATCTCGACCTGACGCGAGCGGGGGCGCAGTGATCGCACCAGGACGCGCTGGGCCCAGGTGGCGCCGGGGCCGAGGGCGTAATAGGTGCGTTCGCGCTCGCCGCCGGTGTCGGGGGTGAAGGGCAGCGGGTCGAGCACTCGGACCTGGAAGGGATCGCCGCCGGGGGCTGGCTCGATCTCCACCGGATCATCGAGACGCCCGTCGCGACGGCGCAGCGCCATGAAATGGGCGACGCCGTCGCTCCAGCGCACCGGCTCGGATAGGGTGAGCGTGGCGGCGGACTCGTCCCACTCCACCACCTCGCCGCCCTGACCCCAGGCCGGCATGGGATGGGAGATTGCGACCAGCTCACCATAGGACAGGATCATGCCGTCCAACTCGGTCTTCCAGGTGGGCAGGCGGCGGCGATAGATGTTGCAGGCGACCAGGAAACAGGCCTCGCGGCCAGCATGGTCGCGATTGGTGATGCCGAACATCTGCACCCGGCCCGGCTTTTCCGGCGGGGTGTTGACCATCTCGGATGGGGTCAGCACCCGGATGGCGCCTTCGCGTTGGGCGGCGGTGATTTCGGCGATCTTCCAGGTGATTTCGTCGAAGAACTCCACCGTCACCGCATCGGCGGTGTCCTCGCCGGGCATGACGTATTCGATGGCGAAGCTGCCGCGGACGATGTTGCGGCCGTTGAACAGCGCCGCCGGCAGGGTGCGGGGCTCGTCGCGGATATAGCGGACGATGCCGCCCTGCTGGTAGGGGGCTGCGCGTCCCGTCCGCAGCACCTTGACCAGGGCCTCCCAGGCGGTGGTGGTGGTGTCGAACACGCCGCTGAAGCGGTCGCCACGCGCCTCCCAGACGGCGTGCAACCGCCACAGCATGTCCAGGTCCTGGCGGGTATCGGCCAGTTGCGCGCCGTTTGCGGCGCGCATGATATAGGCCGCCACCGGGGCGATGGCCTGGGTGGGGACCGGCTCCGACCAGCCGGTGGCCAGCGACCAGATGGGAAGCTTGCGGGTGACGATGCCGTTGATCAGGCGGCTTGAACGTTGGCTCAGATTGTCGGTGGCCCGCATCTTGATCGCCAGTAGGGTGACGTCGCCGTAATCGGGGGAACCGTCGAGATAGGATCGCATCTCGCCCCAGCGGATTTCGTGGGCGGTGCGGCCATCCTGGTCGCGGTCGTTGGTGCGGCGGAGCCTGACCTCCCAACGGGCCGACGCCACCGGATATTTGAAGGACAACCGGATCTGGGTGTTGGTGGCGGCGGTATAGGTCTCGGCGGCCAGCAGGATGAAGTCCCCCAGCGCGGTGCCGAGATCATCGATCCGCCGCCCCCATACCTCCCAGGTCACCGTCTTGGGGTCGAGGGTGCCGGAATTATTGGCGTAATAGAGGCCGTTGGTGAACACCACGTCGATGCCGATGTGATGGGCGGTGGTGGCGGCGGGATTGGCGACGAAGGGACCGACCCAGCCGGTCTCGCCATTGGTCAGCTGGTTGGGGCCTTTCATCTCCTGGCCCGCCACCTCGACGGCTGTGACCACCCAGGCATCCATCAGGGTGACGGCGGCACCGGGCGGGACGACCTGATATTGGACTTCCTCGAACGAGGCCAACGGGGTGTCGTCGATCATCAGGGCATCGAGCCGGTATTGACCCACCCCGATGCAGTGAAGCTGGAACAGGTATTGCTCCCCGGCCAGGTATTCCTGGTAGGGGGTGGCGGCGAGATCGAACACCACCTTGTGACGGCCGAAAATCTCGGGGATCGGCTGACCCAACCGGGCCTGATTGCCCGAGGCGGTCAGGCTGTAGGTGGGAGACGGCGCCACTCCGCCGCCACCGCCCCAATTGAGCGAGGGCGTGGCGGGACTGGGTGCCGAGACCAGGGCGCCCACCGCCATCATGCCCACCGAGGCGATGGCCGCCGTCGAGATGGCGCCCACGGTGGCGATGCCGGCGGCGCTGGTGACCCCCAGGGACGAAGCCAGCATCGGCCCGACATAGTACTGGCCCAGCACCATGGCCACGACCATCACCGCCACCATCAGCACAGTGGTCAGCGGGTTCTTGCCACCGCCGCCCCCACCGCCGCCCAACGGCTGGGCGACAAAGGCGACGATGTCGTCATGATCGATGATTGTCCCGGCCCAATGGCGGCGCAGCAGCGGGCGGCCATTGCGCAGGCAGATGGTGGGGACCGGAAATTCCTCGATGCCGCGACCGTCCAGGAAGGCGCGGATGGTCAGGGGTTCGGAGACCTCGACCACCTGCAGGGAGCGCAGCGGATTGAAGGCATCCGCCACCAGGGTGACGCGCGCCCTCATGATGCGGTCCCCCGGTGACGGTAGACCCCGTCGATCCGCCAGCCATTGGCGGCCAGATCGCGCCGGGACTGGCACACCACCCCCGATCCGGCTGCGCAATGCAGCACCCTGCCGCCATCCACCTCCAGCCACATCCCCACATGGATGGGATAACGGGCGGTGCGCATCATCACTCCGTCGCCCTCCCGATAGGCGGTCACCGGTTGCCAGAATCCACGCTCCTGGTGATCGCGGAACAGCCGCGCCAGCACCAGCAGATCGTCGGCATAGGGCACCGCCGGAGTCTCCACCCCGAAATGGGCCTGCTGGACGTGGCGGAAGAAGCTCCAGCAGTTCCAGGCGTCCGGCCCCTGGCCGTGCTTCGACCACGGCTGGCCGATATAGGGCATGGCCCAGTGGGACATGGTGGAGATGCTCCGCTTCGCGGTTGGGCTCCCGCCCAAACCGGGCTGGAGCGATGCTCCAGACCTCATTTGATTTTCAAAAGGAATGGGGTTTGGGGCTTTGCCCCAAGCGGGTGTGGGCAGCAGCCCACAAGAACCTGTCAGCCGCCCAGCCCCGGAAAGCAGCGCTGGGTATAGGTGCGCCAGGGAAAGGCCTTGTTGCCGATCTGGGACATCTGGGCGCGGGCGGTGATCTGGGTGGCGGTGCAGTTGACATGGACCAGGGTCATGGTCAGCGGCGGGTCCATCTGCGGGCCATCAAGGTCGATGTCGAGATAGGGCCGGTAGGTGACCTCGATACGGACCAGGGAGGTGGCGGCGGCTTCGAGCGGCTCCATCAGCTCGCGGCCGACATTATCCATGGTGACGGTGAGTTCCGGCACCGGGGCGGAACTCACCTCGGGCAGTTGGAAATCGAAGGCCAGCGCGATGAAGGCCACCATCTGGCCGGCATTGACCGGGGCATCGGGTTCCAGGCGGGCCACCAGCCCGACCCGGCTGCGGGCCTCGGGGGTCATGGCATCCAGCAGGGCCGCGATCTCGGCGCCACCTCGTTCGCGCCAGGTGACCTCGTCCTCGTAATTGCGCACCACCCGGACAGCGGTGGGGTTGCCGTTGTCATCGATGAAGGCGGGATGGCGCAGTTCCATGGTGTGGAGCGGAATGGCGTTGGACGGGCACGAAGCATAAGCCTCGCGGATCGCCTCTTCGAGAGCGGGATCGGGCATGGCTCAGAAATCGATGTGGGTGATGCCGGGGAAACGGATACGCTCGCCCTCGATGCGGAGCAGTTCCGCCCCAGTCAGAACATTGAGCAGCAGGGCCAGCCGGGCGAGACCCAGGCTGAAGGCGTTGTCACAGGCAACTTTGCGTTCCATTCCTTCGACCATCATGCAGGAGCCGCCACAGGTGGCCAGCACCGGGCAGGCATGGCATTCGGGGCGATGGTGCCAGGAGGTGCTGTGGGTGAGGCGGATGGAATCGAAGTCGTGGACGTTGCCGATCACCTTGTCCTGGTTGACGTTCTGGCAGACCAGGGCTTGGCCGCCCAAGGTGACGGCGAGATGGCCGGGACGGTCCATGCCGCAATTCTGGCCTCTGGCTTCCGACGGCATGCCGGTGGCGAACTGGCGCAGGAGGGATTGCAGAGGGGACAGCACAAGGTTGCGATGAAACACGCTGGGCATGCGGAATTCATCGAACAGGGTCCGACGCACCCGCCGATGATCACCCTCGCTCATGGGCGACATCAGGATTCCGGCTACGTCGTGGGGCGTCACCATGCCCTCGATGGAGACCTGAACATCTTCGCCGACCCTGTCCACGAAATACGCCACCAGGGCGGCCGGACTGTGATGGGCCATGGTCAGCACCGACAGGAACGAGCAGCGGCCGGAGCCGAGGGTGCGGAACAGCAGGCGGATCGCTTCCGCCGCCTCGGGATCTTCGAAGGGATCGGGGCCACGCTGGTGCTGGCCGGGACCGTCATGGGAGATGGACACCACGAAGCCAAGCCGGTCCAGCCAGTCCACCTTGGCCTTATCCAGCAAGGAGCCGTTGGTGATGAGCTTGAACACCGCCTCGGGAAAGCGGGTCCGCAACCCCTCGGCCAGGGGTTTCAGGATCTTCCAGTAGGCCAGCGGCTCGCCGCCCCAGAACTCGATCTCTCCCGGCGCGCCGTCCAGCCAGTCGAGGCCGGCCAGGAAGCCTTCGGCGGTGCCGGACGTCCGGATATCTCCATCGCGATCTGCCGCCTGCATGCAGTAGGAACAGGCGAAATTGCATTTGAGACCGAGTTGGAGGCGCAGCCGCTCCACCCGGCGGCTCTTGGGGGCAACCTGGATCGGCGAGGTGGAGGGAGCGACGGCGAACCTGCCGCCATCCAGGTAGGCGGCACCCAGGGGAGAGAGATCGATCCGACGCCCCTCCTGATCCATGAGCTTGCCGCCATGGATGTCGAGGATAAGGCCGAAGGTTTCTCCGTCCGGCTGCCGCAGGGTCAGTCTGAACATCACACCACCTCGCAAATGATCTCGGCCATGCCGGGGAAGAAGCGGAACCCTGCCTTGACCTTGAAGCTCTCGCCCGGTTCCAGCCCGAGCGCCCCCACCTTGATGGCGGCGGCGCCATCGGTCAGCGCCACCCGCTGGCGGGGCAGATAGCCGCCGGTGGTCTCCAGATGGGCGGTGACGGAGGCCCCCTTCAGACGCTTTCCCGCCCGCCGTGCCTCCAGCGCCACGGAGGCATAGCCCTCGCTCGGCACTTCGGCCCGTTCGGGCAGAACCAGCACCGGCATCACCGCCCGCATTGTGGCTTCGATGGATTGCTCGACGATTTCGGCCCCCGTCACCAGCGGCAGGAAGCCATCCTGAAGGATCAGATGCAGGGCGCAGTCGTCGGGAGATGCCCCGGCCCAGGGAACATGGAAATGCAGCATTGTGTGTTCCTGGGTCCGCGCCGCGTGCTCCCTGGGGCCACGCCGGGCGGCCATGGTCTCCCTGGTGCGGTTGTAGGGCTGGCCCACCTGCCATGAGGTGTCGGGTCCGCCGCCTCGTGCCCCCACATGGCGGCAGATCAGCGGAAAGACGATGCAGGCATGGTCGTGGCCTTGGGCCAGTCCAATGAGCGAGGCCCAGGTGAAGTGCTGGGGTTTGGTGACCGCCAGCGTCGTTCCGGCGAGGCCGGCATGGAGATCGCCTCCATCCACCGGCACCGCCCCCGGAACCTCGCCCTCGGCCATGAACATGCGGTAGGTGGAGATGGTGAAGCCGTCAGGCCTGATGGCGGCGACGATGCCGCAGGGCGCCGAGATATCGGCAAAGCGGGTAAAGGCGACCAGCATGGCGGCATCCTCAGCAGCAGCAATTACAGTTGCAGGCGGGCTGGTAATTGCAGTTGGGGGCGAAGTTGCAGTTGGTGGTCACCGTGATGGCATTGCCGCTGATGGTGACCGTGCTGTAGCCCGCCCCGGTGCCGCTCTGCACCGCCGTATAGCTGGCGGCCTTGAACAAGGCGGCGAGATCGGAACCGTCGGCGATCTTGAATCCGGTGGACCCACTGGTGCTGCCGCTGGTCTTGAACTGCGGCCCCGTCAGTGTGCCGCTCAGGGTGTCCCCCGCCTTGGCCACCTTGCTGGAAACGTCCACCCCGGCCCGAATGGCCGCCACCGTGGTGGTGGCGGCATCGGACAGACCCAGGGTGGCCCGCTGGGCCGCCGCATCGGCATCGTCAAGCAAGGCCCGGCCGGCGGCGGTCAGTCCGGTCAACGCCGCCGTGCCTGACCCGGTGAAATAGGCCATGGTGTCGGCTGCACTGGCGAGACCCGCGATGGCGTCCAGTTCAGCATCATGGGCCTGAACATGGGAGCCGATGGTAAGGCCGAGATTGCTCCGGGCGGCGGCCTTGTCGGGAAGGTCGGCGAGATTCTGGGCGGCCAGCATGTCGCCGGCCCCGATGCCGTCGAGCCCCTTGGCGGCCAGCACCTGCCAATGGGCCGCATCGGGCGGCGGCTGGTTGATGTTCTGCGCGATGGCGACATAGGACGAGCCGTTTAAGGAGACCGCGTCATGGACGGCATAGGCGGTGGCGGCGGACCACGGTCCTTTCCAGGTGACCTTGGCCACTTGCGCAGCGCTGGCCGAAGCGGCGGCTGCCAACTCGCTGGCCTGGGCATTAGCGGCGGACAATGCGGCCGCGACGGCATCGGCGGCGCTGCTGGCGATGGCCCCGTCAATGGAGCCGATCCTGGCGGTAATGTCGGCCTCGATATCGGCCACCACCTTGGCTGCCGTCTTGACCTGACCATTGCCGGTCACCACGGTGCTCCCCGCTCCCGTGGCGGGGCCATGGGCGACGTCATGCAGAATCAGCGCCGCCCCGCCGGCCTTGGCGGTGGCGGCGAGGAGATCGTCCTTGATGGTCATGGATCACGCTCCGAAAGAATCGGGCCACTGGATGTTGGCGACGGTATCGAGGCCGGTGACGGCACCGGACAGGTCGCTCCAGGAGCTATCGAGCAGGATGTCGAGTTCGGCCTCGGACAGAACCGGGCGGTCGCGGACCTCCAGTTCCACCGTCACCAGCCAGAATCCACCGGAGGACAAGGGGGCCTCGTACTGTCTGGTGAAGCGGGCGACATGGTCGATCACGCCGAGACCGCTCCTGAGCGGAATCACGAACCACTCCGCCCCGGCCTTGCCCTTCCACTGGTACCAGGCGTCGAACACCGCGTATTGGGCGTCGGTGAAGCGCCACTTCACCGGGATCTTGGTGGGAACTTGGGTGAATTCTCGGCGCTGGCGGGCCGGTCCCTGCTCCATGTCGGTGCGCACCACCCCATCGGCGGGCTTGACCGCATAGGGCTCCGCCAGCGGCATGGGCAAGGTGGCGGGAAAGCGGATCATCGGCCCCTCTTTATCGATAGGCCCCGTTGGCGCGGTTGAGCCCGTACTGGCGCTCCAGCACCGGGGCGATGCCTTGGCCGCGGACGATGTCGCCGGAGATGGCGTCGGTGATCTGCTCGACGATGATGTCGAGCGTCAGACCGCCGCCGGAATCGCGGCGCTGCGCCGTGCGGGCCTGGGTGCCCTGGGGCGTCTGGATATTGACCGAGACCGGCACACTGACCATCACCGGGGCATCGTCGCGGGGGCGCAGGTTGAAGCGATGACGGGGATCGCCCCGCGTCAGCACCTCCTCACCCTTCTGGGCGATGATCGGTACCTCGCCGGGGACCAGGCCGCCCCGATGGAAACGAGGCGCGCCGATGAACACCGCCGGATCGAAGGACCGGGTTTCCAGCCGGTCGAGACCGATCAGGCCGCCGGTATGGGCGATGGCGAAAGCTCCGGTATCGGGGACCGGGACGGAGCCACCACCACCACCACCGGAGAACCAGCCACCGAGGCCACTGATCAGGCTGCCGAAGAGGCCGCCACTGGCACCCCCAAACAGCGGCGCCACCACCGACATGCGCCACGCCGCCCGCAGAGCCTCCTCGGCTAGGCTGTTGAACAGATCCTGCCCGGCCAGCTTGCCGGTCATGGCCCATTTGACGAAGGCATCCTCGCTGGCCCGCAAGGCTCCCGACATGGCCCGCTCTGCCGAAGCCGCCGCGTTGCTGGCTTCGTCGGCATAGGCCCGCACCGCCCGGATGGCGCCATCCTGCCAGTCGCGGCTGGCGGCCAGTTTGTCCTGCTCCAATTCCCGATAGCGGCGGGCATAGGCTTCCTCGGATAGAACACCGCTGGCCCGCTGTTCGTTCAGCTTGGCCAGTTCCTCGGCAAACCGCTGGGTGGCGTCATAGGCCAGAGTGGTCTGGCGGGCCTCGTCCTTGACCGCTTCGCCATATTGGCGCGAGCGGGCCGCCCGGTATTCATCGAGTTTGGGATCGTCCTCGGCCAGCTTGTGACTGCGGGCGAATTTGGCGACATCATTGTCGATGGTGACGTCGCGGACTTTGGTTCGATCACTGCTGCGCACCGCCTCAGCCAGGCGAACCTGGGCGTCAATCTCGCGCTCCAGGTCAGCGACGGCACGGGCGGCCTCGCTGTTGGCGCGGGATTTCTGAACCAGTGCGTAGGAGGCTGCCAGTTCTCCATTGGCATCACTCAGCCCCTTGGATGCCTGTTCAGCCAGCCAGTTGGTGCGCTCCGCCAGAATGGTGTCAGCCACCGATCCCTTGGCGGCCTCGGCGAGGCGGTCATTGGCGGCGACTTCCTGCCCCAGGGTGCGGATCAGGCCATTCTTCTGCTCCAGCAGCTTGGCGGCATCGATGCGGCGCAATGCCCGGTCGTATTCGGCTACCGCCGCACCATTGTTCTTGAAGGCGAACTCCAGCACCTTGGCGGATCGCGCCGCATCGACCTGGGCCTGCCCGCCGGTGCGGGCTGCTTCGGCCAGACGCTCCTGACCACGGGCCTGGAGGTTCAGGCCCAGCACCTCGGCCTGGGCCTGGGCGGACATCTCCCCCGCCCCCTTGGCTTCGGCTTCGCGGGCCAGCAGATCCTTGATCTCCTGTTCCTTGGGCTGGGTGCGATAGACGCCGCCTTGCTGGAACAGCTCCTTTTCGATCTGGCGAAAGCCCTTGGCCGCCTCGTATTGGGCCTTGGTGCGGGAGAATTCCGCGTTACCGGCGGCACGGGCCGTATTGAGCCTCTCCTGCCATTCCACCTCGAATTTAAGATCAGACAACTTCTCGATATAGGTCGGCTCACGCTGCTCGGCCCGGACCCGGTCGCGCTCCATCTTGGCCTGGGCTTCCATGCCCGCGCGCTTGCGGGTGATCTCGTCGAGGTCGGCGGCGACGTCCTGGCGCTCGGCCAGCAGGCGGCGCAGTTCCTCGTTCTCCTCTCTGACCGCCTGGACCACCACACTGTGGGTTCCGGCAGGCAACGGCTTGTCCAGTGCCTGCTCGCCCCCCAGGGCGGCGATGCGCCGGTCCAGATCGGCCAGTCGCGACTTCACCGTGGATTCCCCCGGCGTCAGCGATTCCAGCGTCGCCGCCCCGGCATTGGCGCCGCCCGACAGAACCTTGCGCAGCCAGGGGGCGTTGGTGAATCCCTGCCAGGCGTTGGCCATGCGGGTGAAGGACCGCTCGGCGGTGTCGGCGCTTTCCTTGGCGGCTTCGTCGAAGCCCCGCAGCGCCTTGATCAGGGTGTCGCGGAAAAAATCCGCCGTCACCTTGCCTTGGGTAACCATCTGGCGGAAGCCGCCCGAGGGCAGCGCGGCGGCCCGGTCGAGAGCCTGCAGCAGCCCCGGCATGGGCTCGACGATCTGGTTGAGTTCCTCGGCGCGGAGCGTGCCCGACGACAGCCCCTGGGCCAGACCGAACAGGGATTGCTCCAACTGCTCGGATGACGCACCCAAGGCAATGGCGGTGGACTGGAAGCCTTCCAACAGGGAGCGGGATTCACCAGTGGTGATGATCCCGGCCTTCTGCAACGCGGCCAGCCGGGAATAGGCTCCGACCACCGTCTCCAGGGCGGTGCCGGTCTTCTGGGCCTGGGCATAGAGGTAGGTGGTGGTTTCGGTCAGGGCCGCGGCACCGACCAGACCCTTGAGGCGGGCCTCCAGGCTTTCCACCTTGATGGTGGACTCCACCATGGCCTTGCCAAAGAAGCCGATGGCCGCACCCGCCGCCAGCCCGGCCGGACCCAGCGCCATCATCACCGAGCCGATGGGGCCAAGCCGGGAAGCAAACCCCGCCATGCCGCCCTGAATATCCTGGCTGGCGGCATTCATGGCCAGCAGCGACTTGGATGCAGGCTGTGCAGCACCCTCGATCCGAGCCAACGCCTTCTGGCCGTCGTTACCCAGTTGGATCAGGGTACGGCGCACGGTTTCGCCGTCCTGCAAGGACAGGCGGATGGAGACGGATTTTGTGGCCATGGATCAGGTCTCGGTTTGAACCGTGGCGGAACCGGCCACCATTCCTCGTTCGGCGAATGGCAGCAGGCGAGCCAGCAGGGGCTGGTCGTAACCCAGTGCCTGGGCCTGGATGAGCAGGGCCGGAAGGTCGAGACCGGTGATGCCGCCACGGGGGCCAAGGCGGATGGTGCCGACATTGCCGGTCAGGAGTTCCCAGGCCTGCCAGCCCGGTTCGGTCAGGGGGGCGTTGCGGTCATAGGGACAGTCGCAGTCTCCGCCACATCCCCGGCAGTAGTCAGGCCCGCCGCCGAAGTGCCACTCGGCGCGGGCCTGGAGACGTTTCCCTCGGCGATGACCGCTTCGTGAGTTTCGGTGTATTGGACGACGAAGGACTCGGCCATGCGGGGAAGCTGCATTAGTTCGGCGATGCTCGTATCGGTGACTTCCGCCGGTTGATCGGCCTCGTCCAGCACGCCCTCCCATTTGGTGATGGCGGAGCGGGCCAGACCTTGGGCGAACAGCATCTGCGACAGCCCGGCCAGGGCATCTTCGTCGGACAGATCGGGCAAGCCGGTGATGTCGGCCCCGGCGGCCCTCAGATCGGCATGTTCGGCGGCGATGGCGCGGGCCATGCGCCAGCCTCGGGCACGGGCGGCCTCGTACACCGCCGTGGTCAACGGGCGGACGAACACCCGCACCCCGTGGGGCAGATCGATCCAGTAGGGTTCCTTGGGAATGGTCAGGCGGATCATGGTCAGTACCCCGCCACGTCGTTGACCAGGGTGACCCGCAGAAGATACCCGGCCACCGGATCGCGGGCCGCCCGCCAGTCATAGCTGGCCTGGATGCCGCCGGGGCCTTTGATCTCCTGCTTCTTTTTCGGCAGAAAGACGCGAGGCAGATGGAAGGTCAGGGCAAAGGTCGAACCGGGAATGGTGAAGCCGTATTCCATCGCCACCGGGCTCTCGGCGGCGATGGCGGCGGTCAGCGTGGTGTCGGTGCCGAAGCGGATGTCCACCGAGCCTTCGGCGGTGGCCTCGGTCTCGTCCACACCGTCGATCAGTCCGTCGGCGCGGATGGTCTCGACCCGCTCCAGGTTGTTGGAAAAGGACAGCTTGCCGCCCACCACGTTTGCGAGTTGGCCACCGCCGACCCGGATGGTGCCGCTGCCCTGGCTGAACCGCTTCAGGGCGAAGGTCGCCGGGGTGGCATCGATGGTGGCGCCGGCTTCGGCCTCGCCCTGGGCGATCACCCCGATGCTGGCATTGGCGGCGCCGGAGCGGGCCATGTCGAAGGCCAGCTTGTCCAGCTTGGCCCCGCCATGGCGGAAGAACTTCGGTACCGCCAGTTGGGCATGGCCGATCTCGATGGCGAGGCTGGGCAGCGTGCCGCCCGAGGTGAAGACATGGTCAAACGTGCCGTCGCCGTTATCGGTGATGGCGGGTGCCCCGAACAAGCCCTTCAGCCAGAAGCCGAGCGCCCGAACATCCAACGGCACGCCGATATCGCCTTCGTCCTTGATCGCCTCATAGAACGGGTCCTGGGCATCGCGGCCCTGGCCCAGCAGCGGGTCGTAGCCCAGAGGGCGCTCGGCCCCCAGGCTGGATTCCTTGAACGACAACCTTGTATAGCCGTCGGCCGGAAGCGTGCCATAGCTCGCCTCGAAGGCAGCCAGCAGCGCACAATCGGCGCCGTAAGCGCGCGTCTTGCCCATGTCGAAACTCCGATTGGAAAGGATCAGCCCAACGGATCGGGGCTGCTGTAATGGATGGTGATCGGCACCGTTGCGCCGCGTAAGGAAGCAGCCCCGTCGATGACGAGGCCCGAGGTCTTGGGGGCACCCCAATCCAGCCATTCCGCCAGACCACCAAGGGAACGGTCGGCGGCCAGGGCATTCCCAACCGCCATCAACAAGGTATCCAGCGCAGCGCTATCGTCGTCCTGACCGCGCTGGAGGATGATTTCGATCTCGGTCTGGTGTTCCCAGAGATAGGTGACGGGCGACAGCACCACCTCGGGGTCGCCGGGATCGCCGTCACGCAGGATGATCAGACCTCCGGCGGGGACCGTTTCCGGCAGCGGCGCCTCCCGCCTGACGGTGGCATCGGGCACGGTCTCCAGCCGCGCCAGCAGGGCGGACAGAATTTTCTCGCGGATGCTGGGCATTGAATTGTTCCCCGAATGAGGCACATAATGGGGCAACCAAGGAGCCCGCTATGTCCAAGACCGAATCGATCCGCGCCCGCGTCGAACCCGACCTCAAGGCCCAGGCCGAGGCCGTTTTCGGCGCCCTCGGTCTGACGCCGACCGAAGCGATCACCCTGTTCTATCGTCAGGTGACCCTGCATCACGGACTGCCGTTCCCCGTCCGCATTCCCAACGAGGCCACGCAGGCGGCTCTCCGGGATGCCATGGACGGCGAGAACCTGACCGAGTGGTCGAGTCTTGATGCGCTGAAGGCAGCCCACCGTTGAGTCTGCGCCTTCGCACCACGAAGCAGTTTGATCGCGATCTCAAGACGGCGACCAAACGAGGCAAGAATCTCGACAAGCTCTGGACCGTGGTCGAGTGCCTAGTCAACGGTGAGCCGTTGGCCGTCCGGCATCGGCCACACCGTCTGTCCGGCAACTGGAGTCCCTGCTGGGAATGCCACATCGAACCGGACTGGCTGCTGATCTGGCACCAAACCGAAGACGAACTGGTGCTGGCGGCCTCCGGCACCCATTCCGATCTGTTCGGCTGATTGGGTCTATTCCCGCCAATTCCTGACGATCAGCTCCGGCAGCGCCGAAGCCCACCGCTCGGCGGCGCTATCCACGTCGAGGCGTTTCTTCAAGCTGATCTGCGGCACCAGGATGAACATCACCACCGTGGTCATCCCGCGCCCGGAGCGGAGCGCCGAGGCGCTGCCCTTGGCGAAGCCGCCCCTTTTCCCCGCCCGTGCCCGCATGTTTTCTGCCACCAGCAGCGAGGGCGCGCCCCGGCGGTAGATGAAGCGCAACCGGCTGCCGTGCATCTGTTCCCATAGGCCGGGCGTCATGCGCTTGCCTCGGGCGCCGGTCCCGGCGGCGGGTGTGGGGATCGCCAACCAGAAGCCATGCTTGGACTTGATCATCGCCCCCTGGTCGAAGGCCTGGATGATAGTGGGGGCCCTGGTGAATACGAAGCCCGCTGCCTTGATACTTTTCCGGCCCTTGGGATAAAGCTCGGCGCGCCATGTGTTGGCGAGGCGCTGGCCCATGCCAGCCTCGGTGACCTGGCGGCGGAGATCCGCCTTCAGCCCGTCAGTGGCTTGGCGCATGGCGGCGGTGACAGCATCTTCGGCTTCCTTGACCTCCTCGGCCATGATCTTGCGCAGATCGCCGGTAATGGCTGCCGCCAGTTTCATGCCGGTCTCGTGTCCAAGGTCCAGATCAGCCGCTCGGCATCCAGGCGGGGTTCACCCTGGACGACGAAACTGTCGCCGTCATGGACGATCACATCCCCCGCCTGGGGTGCCGGAACCTCCCCCCGCCGAATCTCGAAGACCGCCGTCCCCGTGTGGACGGTGATGTCCGAGAACTCGATGTCGCGGTCGGGCCGTCGCACCATGGCACGCACGGGGCTACCCTGGTAGGTCACGGCGACGGCCATGTTCGGATCGGCGAACAGGTCGTCAAAGGCGTCGGCGAAGGCGCTCATCAGTTGCCCGAGAACAGGCGCACGGCCAGACGCGGGCGCTTGTTGACCGGCAGGATGGAGGCCTCGGTCTTGACGTCAATGGCGCTGCCATCCTGACGGGCCAACTGGCGGGCATACATGGGCACGCCCAGGGTGTTGACCGTCTCGATCAGGTTGGCCGGGGCGCCATAGGTGACGAAGGTGTCCATGGTGCCGAGCGGGAAAGCGATGCCTTCGCCCGCCGGGACCAGGGTTTCGGTCTGGCCGGTGGAGAGGGTGACGGTGGCGCTGTATTCCTCGAACACCATGCCGGCGAAGGGAAAGCGGCGGCGGACATCTTCCCGCAGCGGCTGGGCGCCGGTCGAGGAGAAGTACTGGTAGGCCTGCTCGACCTTGGCATGACCGATCAGCTTGTCGAAGAATTCCGGGCTGACCAGAGCCAGCACGCTGGTCATGGTCTCGCCCTTCAACTCGGTCTCCACCTTGCGCAGGACATCGCGGATCTTGCTCTGGACGTTGGTGGTGGCGGTGCCGAGGGTGAAATCCACCTGCTGACGGCTCAGGGCGAATTCACTGAAATAGTCGTAGAGGGTGGATCCGGAGCCGTCGCGGATGATGCCGCGGAGCGCATTGACCTCCATGAATTCCCTGGTCTGGGCGTGCTTGCTCCGCATGCGGGTCAGCTTGCGCTCCATCACCGTGGCCAGCGGATCGGCGGCATCGGCGACGCCGAAGCCGCGCACCCCCTGGACGTCCTGGGGGGTGATGGAATCATCGTGCGGAATCCACGGCACGGTGAACGACCGCATGCTCCGGGCATCGCGATTGGCGACGGTGGCCGGACCGCCCAGGGGCACGGTGGGCAGCAGGTTGAGGACGCCCTCGGCCTGCTCGATGATGACGCTGCGCTGGGTGACGCCCTCGAAGCGGAACAGCCCCATCTGGCCCAACCGGGTGTACAGGTTGGGCAGGATGTTGATGGCCTGGGTCATTTCGGCGAGCGAGTAGCCGCCCACGTCGAAGGGATTGATGATCTGGGTCATGGTAAAGGCTCCGATCAGACGGCGTGGCGGGCAACGAGGCCCATGGCGGCAAGCTGGACAATCTTGGCTGCTCGTTCGGTGGGCTGATCGACCGAGGCGTCGAACACCAGGGCGGCATCGGCCAGGATGACAGGGCCGCGGGCGGCGATCAGGCCGGTGGCGGCGCCATCGGTGGCATCGACGGCTTGCAGCAGCACGGCGATTGCGGTTTCCGCCCCTTCGTCCCCCACCACCTCGGCGGCGGGGGATAGACGGAATTCGCCGCTGGCGGTGATGCGGCCCAGCACGGAACCCAGGGGATAACTGGTCCCCGCCTTCAGGGTGACGGTCTCGCGAGTGTAGCTGGCGTTCAGTTCAAACTTCAGCAGATCGCCCAGGGTGGGCGAAGCGGTCAGCACAGGCATGGCAGCGTGTCCTTATTTCCGGGCGGCGGCCTCGCGGGCACGCCGGACGATGGGGCTTTCGGTTTCGGTCTTGGGGACGGCTCCCGCCGGAGCGGCGGCGACCACATCGGTGGCCTCGGAGCGCTCGGCCAGTTGCTCCAGCACAGTGCGGCGCAGCGCCTCGGGGCGGATGCCCTTGGCCATGGCCTCGGCCGGATCGATGGTCACGCCCAGACGGGCGGCCTGGGCGGCGACGGCACTGATCTCGGAATATTCGGCCCGCAGGCGCTGCTCGATATCTGCGTTGGCCTGGGCGGGCGGCTGCGGCACGGCAGCCAGAACGGGGATGTCCCCCGTGTTCTCGGACATGGTGGTCTCCTTGGGTTTGGACAGGACGGGGGAACGGATGGAGGGGCGCGCCAGGGTGGCGCCGAGATCGGCCAGGGCGACGCGGAGCGTGCCGACCTTGTCGGCCAGACCGGCGGCCACCGCTTGGTCGCCGCGATAGACCGCAGCCTCGGTGACGCGCACGGCGTCTGGGGACAGGCGGCGGCGCTCGGCCACCAGGGTGGTGAACTTCCCGTAGAGGGCATCCACATCGGCCTGAAGGGCGGCACGGGCAGAGCCGGACAGCGGCTGATGGGGATTGCCGTCCACCTTGCTGGCCCCGGCATGGACGAAGGTCCAGGCCAGCCCCGCCTGGGCATCGGCCCCCGATTCGTCGCGGTGGACGGCGACCACGCCGATGGAGCCGACCTCGCCGGTCTGGGTGACGTAGAGGCGGTCGGCGGTGCAGGCGATGGCGTAAGCCGCCGATAGGGCCGCCTCGTCCGCCACCGCCCAGATCGGCTTGCCGCACTGGCTGCGGATGGCCTGGATGTGGTCGACCAGATCGAACAGGCCGCCCACCTCGCCACCGGAGGAGTCCACGTCCAGCAGGATGGCGCGGATTTCGGTATCGGTGGCCGCCGCCTCGATGGATTCGGCGATGTCCGAATAGGCGGTCAGGCCACTGGCGGCGCCGAGATAGCCGGAGCGGGCCACCAGGGTTCCCACCACCGGCACGATGGCGATGCCGTCGGGCGTCACCGCCACATCGTCGGACGGAGCCGTATCGCCGTCGAAGGAGATGGACTGCCCAACCAGCCGGGGACCGAGCGCGGCCAGGATCACATCCAGCTTACTGCGGGCGACCAGCAGCGGCGTCCCATACAGGCGAGCCGCGAGATGAGGGAGGTCCGTCATGACCGCTCCCCCGCCATCCGGTCGCGGACACGGTCGGCGATGCGGGCGACATCGACGGTGATTTCGATCTCGCCGCTGCGGCAGGTGATAATATCCCGCCCTGCTGTACCGTCAGCCGAGGAGCCGACCATATTCACCGCCCGCCGGAGATCGATTCCGATGGAGCGCAGATCGGAAACGACGGCGAGATGCACCATGTCCCTCAGCGTGAAGTCACGAGCAACGCCATTTCGAGTGCTGTGAATGGGCACGAAATGCCTGCGGTGGATCAGGCCATGGAGACATGTTCGGGAAATTCCCGTCACCTCACTGACGGTATCGATGCTGAAGACGCGTTCGCTCATATCCATCCTCCGGCTGATGGGGCTGGTGTCATGGGTGGGAGCTGCCGGCGGCGTGGCGCCAAACACCAGACCCAGCCGCTGCTCCCTTTCCCGGTCGGCGGCAATCTCGGCATCCACCTGCTCGGCGTCGAAGCCGCGCTCGGCCAGCGCCTGGGTGCGGCTTTTGAGACCGGCACCGATCTGCTCAATTTCGGCCTTGGCGTCCTTGAGCGGATCGACCCAGTCCCATTTCGGTGGCAGCCAGGAACAGGCGATGAAGCTGGCGCGGTTGCGTTCATAGCCGGGGATGTCCAGCGCCCCCGACAGGACGGCCACATCCAGCCAGCGTTGCCACACTTTCCTGCACATCTGGTGGACCATCACCGAGTGCTGCCATGCCTCGACCCGGCGGCGGAATTCCAGCAGCGCCATGCGCGAGTTGGAGTAGTTGGCCTTCAGCATGTCGTTGGACAGGTAGGCGTAGGGGATGCCGGTGGCGGCGGAGATCTGCAGCAGCGTCCGGTACTCGAACGGCTCATACGATCCGCCGACATCGGCGGGGGCCGAGGTCTGGATCTGCTCGCCCGGCTCCAAGGGCACCACCTGGCCGGGCTGGACCTCGACGATGCGGTCGCCGGAACCATCGTCGGCGGGGGTCACATCGATAATATCGGTTGGTGCCGGCGAGATGACGAACATCGCGTACATCGCCGCGATCTTCTTCCGCTCAAGTTCGGCGTCGTCGTACTGGTCGAGCAGGAACAGCTTGACGATGGCCGGGGCCAGCCGGGAGACCCCGCGCAACTGACCGGATTCCACCGGGTCGATGACATGGATGATTTCGGCTGCCGGAACGCGCACCATTTCGCCGACCATGCCGGGATCGGTGAGATCGCCGGGATGGCGGCGCAGGAACCAATACGCCGCCCGCCGACCGATGCGGTCGAACTCGATGCCCTGGCGGATGACGTTGCCGTTGGGAAGAACCTCGGTTCGGGTCAGCGGCAACATCTCGGAGGGCAGCATCTGAAGCTGCAACGGCACCGTCAGGCCATCCTCAGGCCGGCGCGGACGCAGGCGGAAGAATACTTCCCCGGCGATGAACACCTCTCTGGCGGCCCGACGCTGCTGGCCGTAGAAATCGGTCAGCTCCTCGGCGTCGGACTCGTCGGTCCAGGCCAGCCAGAGCTGCTGCACCAGGGCCTTCAGATCCTTGTCGGCGATCAGGGACGACGGCTTGATACCGGTGCCCACCGCGTTGCCGGTCCAGCTTTCGGCGGCATTGAGGGCATAGCCGTTGTTGCGCACCAGATAGCGGGCTCGCGCCGTGATGTCGGAACCGGCAGCAGCGATCAGAGTGTTGACATGGGCGCGGCTGGGCTGGAAGCCCTTGAGCCGGCGGCTGCCCTGGGCGGCCTCGAAGCCACCGATCAGGGCACCGATCCTCCTGCGCAGTCCCGACAGCATGGTCACAGCCCCTTGGTGGCGACGGCAAGAATGCGCCGACGGGGCTTCCTGCCCTCCAGTACGGCGATGCGGCGGTCGAGGTCGGTCAGGACATGGTTGGCCTGGGTCAGGTCGTATTGAACGGTGCGGTCGCCCACGGTGACGCGGGCGACAAGCGAGTTGCGCCGCGCCAGAACGCGTTCGCGCTCAGCCTTCATTTCGTCGAGGGTCATGATCAGTTCAGTCCACTGAATTTGATGATCCGCCGGGGGCGACGGACGGTGCGGCGGATCTGCCCGGCCTCAGGGTCACTTGCGGGAAGCCGGTCGTTCATCGCCACCTGCTTCTCGAGATCCCGCCATTTGGCCTCTGACCAGCGGTCGGCGCCGACGATCCAGGCGGCGGCGCGGGCATAGACCCGGCAATCCAGCGCCTCATTGCGCTCGCGCAGCTTCTGCCATTCCAGCTTGGTGAAGCCGCGGCGGTTCTTGACCGTCACCAGTTGCTCGGCGACGAATTGCTTGCACCACTCCGAATCCGCCCACGATGGCAGATGCACCGTTCCGGCCGGGTAACGGATTCCCTCGGCCAATTCCTCGTCGGTGGGGCGCTCCAGGCGGAGGAAGCGGTAGGTTTCGGTTTTGAAGGTGGAGACCGCCACGATCCACAGCCTTGCGCCGCGGCGGATCTTCTTGCCGCCCTCGGTAGCGTCCACCAGGGTGGGGCCGGAGACCGGGCTGGAGCGGTTGAAGCCCTCGACGCCCTTGATCGGCGAGACCTGGCCGACGCCCATCCGGCGGCCCCAGGTATATACCGCCGAGGACTCGTAGCCGGAATCGATGGCGAGGCGGGCGATCTTGAGGGCCGCGCCGCTGGCATGGGTCCAGGTTTGCCCCAGCACCCGCTCCAGCGTCGCCCAGGTCTCGGCGTGTTCCGGCCCGCCATCGATGACGACATGGTCGACCAGCCAGCTTTCCAGATTGCGGCCCCAGGCCCAGACGTCGATCTCGATGCGGTCCTTCTGGACGTCGGCCCCGGCGGTGAGAAACAGCCCACCCGCAGGGACCGTACCCGGACCCCAAGTCTCGCGGCGGTCGTACAGCCGCTGCCAATCGGGGGCCTCGCCGCTCTCGACCCAGGTTTCCCCCAGCACGGTGTTGCGGAACACCCTGAGCGCATCGTCGGAACCTTGGGCCGCTTCCCACAGCCGCGCGATGCTCTCCCACGACTGCCAGCCCGGCGGCGAGTACAGCGCCGAGATGTGGAAGCCGACGGTGCCGGGATCCTCGGCTACCGCCGTGGCCCGCCAAATGCCTGCCGCCAGCATGGTGGCCTTGGCCGATTCGGTGATCGGCTGGTCGCAGGACTCGCAGACGTAACGGACGCTGCCCGGCTGGCCCTTGTCCCATTTCAGCCGCTCGAACTTCAGCCACTGCATTTCGCCGCAATGGGGGCACGGCACGAAGAAGCGGCGCTGGTCGCTAGCCTCGTATTCCCGCTCGATGCGCGACAGCCCGCGAATGGTGGGCGTCGAGACCAGGAACGCCTTGGCCCGATGGGCGAAGGTGGCCATGCGGGCGCAGGCCAGTGCCACCGGATCGCCCTCCTCGTCGGCCGAGGCGGGATATGCGTCAACCTCGTCGAGGAACAGATAGCGGGCGGGCATGGAGCGCAGGCCTACCGCGCTGTTGGCCCCGGTCATCACCAGGGTGCCGCCGGGAAAGTCCTTCGACAGCATGGTGTTGCCGGCGTCGCGCGAGCGGGCCGGCTTCACCCGTTCCCGCAGGATTGGGCTTTCGTCGATCAGGGTGTCGATGCGCTGGCGCGAATTGCGCTTGGCCATCTCGACGGTGGGCTGCACCGCCAGCACCGGGCCGGGGGCGTGGTGGATGATGAAGCCGAGGAAATTGTTGCCCGCCTCGGTCGCACCGACCTGGGCACCCTTCATGAACACCACCCGCCGGCAGGGGTGCGACGGCGACAGGCAGTCCATGATCTCGCGTAAGTAAGGCGTGCGATTGGTGCGGTAGCGGCCCGGTTCGGCGGAGGCGCGGCTGGACAGAACCCGGTGCTGGTCGGCCCATTCCGACACGGTCAGCAGCGGGTCGGGCCGCATTCCGTCGGCCCAAGCCGACAGGATCAGATCCGCGCCGTCGAAGTCAGTGGAAGTCCGGCTTGATGTCTGCAAGCTCATTCAGATGCGCCCTGACGTGGGTTTCCAGCAAAACCTGCATGACGTGCGGGTCGATGCCGATTTCCGCCGCCATCAATCCGGCGACACGGGCAGGCCAGCCGACCCAGGCATCGCGCTCCTGCCGGGCCAGCTTGAACACCAGGGCCAGGGCATTGGCGCGGTCGATGACCTCGTCCTTCAGCCGCTGCACCTGGATGCGGGCCTTCTGCGCCTTGGCGACCTCGTGGGCGGTGCGGGCCTGGGCGAAGTTGGCGCCTGTCGAGGGCAGGGAATCGCGCTGGTGCGACGGAAGTGGTGCGGTTGACGGTACCGAAGGCGGCGATAACGGAATTGGTGCGGCCTTCTCCGGCGCAGGTGCCGGAGCCTTGCGGGCGGGATCGGTCTGGGCATCCCAGGCGGCGTCGGCCTTGACCGGGTCGATGGTGCCGTCCGGCTCCTGGGAAATGCGTCCAGCCTTGGCGGCCCGCAGCACGGAGACGTGACTGACCCCGCGATGCCGCGCATAGGCGCGTATCGACAGCCCCATGGCAGGAACCCCGCAGAAAGCAATCTAATGATCGACTTATCGAGTTGATGTCGTCGCCCGGCAGAGCGATGGATGGTCCCACGGACAGCGGAGGGAACCATGACGAAGCGCACCGACAACACCCAGGCTATCGATGCCTTTATTGCCAGGAAGGCCGAATTCGACGCCATGCTGGCCCGGCTGCAAAACTTGAGCGCCGACCATTTCAACTGGGCGCCAGACGAGATCAATTGGGGCCACGCCGGGACGATGGCCCACTACGCCGAGATGCTGAAGCGCATCACCGACAGCGCCTTCCACGAGGGCGAATTCGCCGCCTGATCGACGGCTTTCCCCTCAGCTCTCCGCTTGCGCGGGGACAGGCTCCGACCGGCTTCTCGCTGGCGGGGCTTCGGGTGGTACAGGCGCGGGACGGTCCCGCGTCGCATCCCGGAGGGAACCACCATGTCGTTGTCCGATACCCAAGCCATCATCCTGTCCACCGCCTGCGCCCGCGAAGGCGGTTTCCTGCTGCCCATCACCGCCGCCTTGAAGGGGGGCGCGGTGAAGATGGTACTGACCAGCCTGATCAAGAAGGAACTGGCCGAGGAGATTCCCGCCGAACCCGGTATGCCGGTCTGGCGCGAGGACGAGGACGGGATCCCGTTCACCTTGCGGGCCACGCCTGCCGCCTACACCGCGTTGGGCATGATGGCCGACACGGGCGCGGCCACCGCCCCGGAAGAAGAACCGGCGACGGACATGGCCGACCAGCCGGAAACCGCGCCCACGGAGGCCGACGGCGCGAATACGCCGCGCAAGACCCGCCAGGGGACGAAGCAGGAAGCCCTGATCACCATGCTGAAGCGGCCTGAAGGGGCCAGCATTGACGAGATTACTGCAGAATTTGGCTGGGCGAATCATACAATTCGCGGGGCCATTGCCGGGGCTTTGAAAAAGAAGCTGGGCCTGACGATCACCAGTGAGAAGGTCGAGATGCGCGGTCGAACCTACAAAATCGCCGAATAGGAGCCGCCCATGCCCCGCTACAGCGTGATCATCACCCGCGACGTCACCGAAAGCACCATCGTCCAGGTCGAAGCCGAAACGCCTGAACAGGCCGAAACGGCGGCTTTGGGAAAGCTGTTCGAGAGTACCGACACCGAGTGGGAACTCGACGAGGGTTCCTGGAACAAGGCAGATGCCTACGTCTCCGGTGTTGACGAAATCCGCTGATGGCGCTCGATTTCGGTCAGCACCATCAGGGCTTGGTCAAGGGCAAGATGGTCACTTGCCCTTGACGCGCGGTCCACATGCTCGGGATTGACCGCCATGATTTACAGCGACTTCTTCAAAGCCGCCGCCGTGCTGAACTTGATGCTCGTCGAGGCGGAGATGTCGATGGCCTCGCCGGTCTTCGGATTGCGGCCCTGACGTGCGGCGCGTTCCGACTTGGCGAAGGTGCCGAAGCCGATCAGGCGGAAGTTGCCGTCGGTCTTCACGCCTTCGACGATGGTGTTCAACACTGCGTCAACGGCGGCATCGGCCTGGGCGACGGTGCAACCGGTGGCCTCGCGGACGGACTTTGACAGGGCGGACTTGGACATGGTTAACGAAGCCTTTCTTGGACGCGATTTCGAACAGTAGATTCGGTTGGCGCCAAATCCAAGCCTTCACCGGATTCGTTCGAACATCCGCCGCAGCATATAGCTGCGTGACAGAGAAACCACCAAGAACGCCAGCCCGATCATCAGATCGTCGGCCAGGGCGATGTGAATGCCGAACAGCGGGAACACCGCCACCTGCGTCGCCACCGCCAGAATGTAGCCGATGACCACGTTGGCGATGGCCTCGGTCAACGACATGCGGCGGGATTGTGCCATCAGTATAATCCATTGAAAACGATTGATTATTCGACTTGATAAGGCCGTGGCATGGAGCGTTACTGGGGCCACCAAAACGGAGGAACACCACGATGCAAACCCGCGACGAAGCCCTGGCGAAGATCGCAGCCACCATCCTGGACCTGGAAACCCTGGCGACCCGCAACAGCGACCGCCTCGACTTCCACGAGCTTTCGGTCTGGGGCATCAAGGCCGCCCTGGAAGCCGCCTACGCAGCCGGCCAGGAGGCGAAGTGAACATGGCCTTGACCGTTCGCCCCACCGCCGCCCTGAAGGCCCATCCGCAGTGGTCGCAGACCGACTTCGAATACTTCCGGGGCAAGGGCTATTCCAACCAGCAGATCCTCGAATTCTGGGAGCGCGACCTGCGCCTCGGCTGCAAGCCGCTGAATTGGAAGCCCACCGACGCCAAGTACCAGCATTCCCTGCGCCGGATCACCCGGCGCTGACCACCTTCCCGGCGGCGATCTCCTCGAAACTCCGGCCATCGCCGTCCAGCACGGCCTTCTGGCCGGTCAGCTTCTGCCAGCGGCCGACGATCACGTCGGCATAGGCCGGGTTCAATTCCATGGCAAAGCAGATGCGGCCAGTGGTTTCCGCTGCGATCACTGTGGTGCCGCTGCCCGCGAAGGGCTCGTAGACCGCCTCGCCCTCGGCGCTATTGTTGAGGATCGGGCGGCGCATGCATTCCACCGGCTTCTGGGTGCCGTGGACCGTGGCTTCGTCCTCATCGCCGTTATTGCCGATGGCCCAGATGGTGGCCTGATCCCGCGCTCCCTGCCAATGGCCGGTGCCGCTCTTGCGCACGGCGTACCAGCAGGGCTCGTGCTGCCAGTGGTAATCGCCGCGACCTAGGACGAAGCGCGGCTTCGACCAGATGATCTGGGCGCGGAGCTTGAAGTCGTTGGCCTCCAGGCTGTCGGCCACCGTTCTGGTGTAGATGGCCGAATGCCAGACATAGGCGACCTCGCCGGGGAACAGCGCCCAGGCTTCCCGCCAATCGGCGCGGTCATCGTTGGCGACCTTGCCGGTACGCGAGGTGGAGGACACGCCGGCCTGATTGCGCCATTCGGGATCGTATTCAACGCCGTAGGGCGGGTCGGTCACCATCAGGTGCGGCATGGCTCCGGCCAGCAGACGCTCCACATCGGTGGCGCTGGTGCTGTCGCCGCACAGCAGGCGATGCTTGCCCAATATCCACAAATTGCCCGGCCGCGTCACCGGATCGACGGGCGGTTCGGGGATCTCGTCTTCGTCACCTTCTCCCTGGCCGTCGCCCTCGTCGTCGAGGGGGGCCATCAGGGCATCCAGTTCCTCGGCGGAAAAGCCGATCAGATCCAGGTCATAACCCTCGGCATTGAGCGCGTGCAGTTCCGCCGCCAGAGTCTCGTCGTCCCAGCCGGCATTCAGCGCCAGCTTATTGTCGGCCAGGATGTAGGCGCGGCGCTGGGCTTCGCTCAGATGATCGAGAATCACCACCGGCACCGTATCCAGGCCCAGGGATTTGGCGGCGGCCAGTCGGCCATGCCCGGCGATGACGTTGCCTTTGCTGTCGGCCAGCACCGGATTGGTCCAGCCGAACTCCACCATGCTGGCGGCGATCTGGGCGATCTGAGCGTCCGAATGGGTCCGCGCATTGCGGCCATAGGGGATCAGCCGGTCGATGGGCCAAGCCTCGACCGTGTCGGGAAGCGGATGGGTCATGGTCAGTCCGTGCAATCGCAGGGCAGGCAGTCATCGGATGGACCGCCCTCGAAATCCCGCTGGCGGCGGACGAAATTGAGCAGTTCGCGGTAGCTGGGGCGGTCGGCGCGGAACAGCGCCATTTCGGGCTTGGTCAGGCTGCCCATGGCCGGGGCATTGCGCTCCTGGTCGATCCACCATTTGGCCCGTTCGGGGAACAGCCGCATGATCCCCTTGATGGTCGCGGCACCCTTCATGTAGCAGAGGTCGCAATTGCCCAGAGGCGTTTTGCCGTTGTTGTCGGGCAGGCCAAGATCGAAGGGCTGGCGCTTCCAGAACGCCGACACGTCGCGGCGAGTCACCTTGGCTACGTCGAGCGGCAGGATGGTTTCGAACCGCTCCTTGCCCGCCTCGTTCATGGCCTTCTGGCGGGCGACCCGGCGGGGCTCGTCATGGCGCAGGCCGACGACGTTGGTCCATTCCGGGTAGCCCAGCATGTCGCGCATGAAGGCGATGCCGCGCTTGACCTTGAGGTAATGGGTGCAGAGCCGCATGGTCGGATTGGGCAGGAAGCCCCGCACCTTGATGATCTTCTCGAAGGGCTCGCCATCACGCGACGCGCTGTTGTAACCCACCACGCTGGTATCGAACGGCTCGGCGGGGTCGTATTCCAGCCAAGTGATCGGGACCGACCAGCGCACCGAGCACTCGTGGACGAAGCGGAGCGTCTGCTCGAATTCCTTGCCAGTGTTGAAGAACACCACATGGATGTCGGCGGGCAGCTTCCCATCATGGGCATCCAGGATCTGGCGCAGCATGTAACCGGACGTGCGTCCGCCCGAGAGCGACACCAGCGCCGGGCCGTCGAGGCGGTAAGGATTGTGGGTCATGGCCGTTGTCCTGCCGCCTGGATGCGGCGGCCGATCCAGCGCATCACCGGCACGGCCATGGAATTGCCCAGCGCCCGGTAACGCGGGCCGTCGGGACAGTCCTCGGCGGCCTTCTTGCGCCACAGGATCTGGGTGTAATCGTCGGAGAAACCCTGGAGGCGCTCGCATTCGCGGGGCGTCAGGCGGCGCACCGCCATGTCGTGCTGGACCGCCAATTGGCCGCCGCCATTGTCGCGGCCCAGGGCCGACATGGCCCGCAGGGTCGGAGTGACGCCATCGGCATTGATCGTCTGGAACCCGGTGCCGGCCTTGCAATCAAACGCCACGTAAGTCTGCTGTTTGGTTCCCGGCTCCGCCGCCAAGGCACCAGCCACGGTCAGGGAGCGGACCTCGTCACGCTGATTCTGGGCGAAGGCGACATAGCTGCGGCTGGAGCCGCCGCTGGCCGCCCGCAGGCTGGCGAGGTTGTCGGCATCGATCTCGGCCTGCGCCCCACCGTCGCGGCCGCGCAGATTGAACGCCACGGCGTGCTGCTTGCCCGCCTGCAAAGTGAACATCGGATCACCATCACTGCCGACACCGATTCCGGCACGCACATCCGTGGTGCTGATGCCGGTGCGGGCACCGGCCTCCTGAATGGGAAAGGCCACCGGCACCAACGGGGTGCCGCGTCCGGTGCCATCTTCCGAGGCGTCAAATCCCTCGCCGCGCAGGGAATGGGTGACCAGGGTGTCGATGTCGGGTCGGTGGGCGAGGTTTGACCTGGCCCGCAGGGTGTGGGCGATCAGCGTGTCGGTGCAGTCGCTGTCCACGCCACGGGACAGATCGCGTGCCCGCAAGGTGGTGGCGACAAAGGTCTCGCTCTCGAAATCCATCCGCCCGCTTGCCGAGGCGCAGGCATTGAGCGCGGTGGCGACGTTGATGGGGCCAGCGGTATTGTTGCCGCCGAACGCCTCGGTGATCAGTCCGCCGCTGGTGGCGAATGACGTCTCGCCGCTTCGGCCAGCGCGTGCATCAAGCGTGGGGGCAAGACCTTGTTCCGCTTCTCGGCGCGGCGGATGATCCCGGCGCACGCCTTGGCGCTCAAAAAGTACTTGGACGGGATCGGCCCGGTCTCCAGCACCTGCGACAACGAACACACGACGGCGGCGTTGGGCCAGGCCGAAATATTGGGCGTCGAGCACCCGCCACGCGACTGTGCGCGCGGGTCCAACGACAACACCAGCGTCCGACCATTTTCCCCCTGGCGGGACGACCGGACCATCTTCGCCGGCCAATCCGCCCAGAAGGCATCCGAAGGCGTTATCGTGGGTGGACAAGGCGCCCGGCACGTTTTCCCAAATGGTGTAGGCTGGGTCGATGGCATTGGCGAGTTCCACGAATTTGAGGGCAAGATTGCCTCGGGCGTCGTCCAGTGACTTGCGCAGGCCCGCCACCGAGAACGCCTGGCAGGGCGTGCCGCCCACCAGCACGTCGATCTTGCCCCGCCATGCCGAGCCGTCGATGGCGGTCATGTCGCCCAGGTTCGGCACCGTGGGGTAATGGTGCGCCAGCACGGCGGAGGGGAATGGTTCGATCTCGGCGAAGAAGGCAGGCCGCCAGCCCAGCGGCTCCCACGCCACCGTCGCCGCTTCGATTCCGCTGCACACTGAGCCGTAAACCACCCCCTGGGCGTGCGGCATGGAGCCGAGCGCCGGGGATACCGGCTCGGTGAGAGCAAGTTGCATGGTGGTAGCCGTGGTACGGGTGGTACAGGGGTGGTAGCTGGAAGGCGGCTACCGGGCTGGCTACCGCCCCCCGTACCACCCTGCCCGAAAGCGTGAAAGGCGCGCTGTCCTTGGGACTTACGCGCCTTCCGGGGTGGTAACTGGTACGGGGTGGTAGCCTAGATTTTTCGGCTGTCGCTAGCGAAGTTCGGCGCTGATGCCCCCCGCATAGGGGAAGGTGCCGGGGAGGAACCAATTCTCCACGGTACGGTGTTCTATTCTTACGCCCGCTCCGGGCGGCGGATCATTTGATGATCGTCTTCGCCGCCCGTTCCGCGAGCCTGGAATTACATTTACCCCAAACTCGCCATCACTGTCGCGCCCTGCGATGTATCGATACACTTTTCGCTTTCCTCCGCCGCCTTGGTGCGGGCGATCAGATCGACCTTGGAGATGTGCCTGGGGATGCGCTTGCCGTTCAGCTTCCAGGCGATGACGCAGAGCGCGAACAGCCAGTGCCGGTGAGCAGTCGCCCGCGTCATGCCGACCTTCCAGCAGATCACCTTCCATGGGGCGTTGGTGGCCCGCAGCCAGATGATCTTGGCGTCGGTGGGATCGAGGTGGCGCAACCAGGGCAAGGCTTCGTCCATGCGGGTGATGGCGGCGGCGGAGGGTGGCGGACGACGCAACTTCACCTCGGTGGATTCCAAGCATTCCTGCACATACGGCGGCCAAATGCTGGCATGCCCCTGAATTCTGGTTTCAGGCAGGCGGCGCAGGGTGTCGGCGGCTTCGGCAAGGCGGTCTTCGACCAGGGAAGGCGTCCAATGGATCTCAGCCATAGGACACCTCCGGGCGCGGGCCATACAGCTTGGCACCCAACTGGCGGATCAGTTCACGCTCGGGCCAGGTCAGGCGCTGGTCGTCTTCGGCAATGACCAGGACGCCACGCTCTTGCCAGCCGTCCCGCTTGACCTGCTCAGGATCGCGGCGGGTGCCACCGTAACCGGGAGGGTGCCAGTTCATCGGACACCTCCCTGGGTGTCGATGGCCCAGGTCAGGATGGCGAGGGCGTCGGCCTCGTTGTCGTCCTCGGGATTGAAGCCACGGGATCGCATGGCGGCGATCACCATGTCCTTACCTGCATTGCCCTTTCCGGTGGCGTGGCGCTTGATGGTGCCGACCGGAACGCCCTGATAGGGGATGTGCTTGAGTTCGCACCAAGCGGTGAGATGGGCCAGGAAGCCGCCATAAATGTGTGCGGCGTCGGTGCCGGCGTGGCGGCGTACTTCTTCGACGTAGACCGTGCCGATGCCCTTGGCACCGGCTTCGAGGTGGTCCAGCCAGGATCGGAAGCGCAGGAATCTCATTCCGCCCCCCTCGAATCGGCCGGGGCGGAACTCCATGGTGCCGGAGACAATGACACCGTCGGCAAGGCGCATGGCCCAGCCGGCGGTCGTGCCCAGATCAAGGGCGAGGATGGTGGTCATGGTGAAGGCTCACAAGAACAGTGGGCCTTCGGCTTTGGTCGAGGGGGAGTCTATGGAAGGGAGGAATCGGCGGCAAGGAAATTCGTGGCGAAATGGGTAGGCGCGTCGAATGGCATCGAGGGGCCTTGCCCGTCCCACCTCCTGCATACCCCGTCCTGCCTATGAAATGAGGTAGGACGGAGCGTATCTAATTGGAATGATTGATGAATATACCTTTTAAGAGTGGGCGCGTCCTGCCTCCCTACCTTTTTCTGAAAACCTCTCCAGGGAAAATAAAATTTACAACACAATGATTGTATTGCTGAGGATTATTGCACAACTAATATGGTAAATTTTTCCTTTCCTCCATAAAGATTTTGAAAAAGGTAGGACAGGTAGGACGGTAGGACGAAGCCAGCGTTTCTGCGGCTTTCAGGCGTCCTACCTTCAAACAGAGGTGGGACGAGGTAGGACGGACACTCCCGTTCTGAAGATCATCCATCACGCCTTCGCCACCGGGAGGTCGTCCCACTTGGTGGTGTAGCTCGGCGTTCGATTTCCGCAATGCATCCGCCACGGCGCATCCTTCGGTGCAAGGCCGTACCCGACCGAACCGCTACCGAGCCGATTGTTGATGCCGTCCACCGCTACCATCAGCGCCCTCGGCTTCACCCCGGCTTCTGGCGGTGGCGAGAACAGATCGCGCGGAACATCTTCGGGTCGGACAAGATCCAGCAGAATGACCCCGGCCTTCTTGTACTCGTATCCATCCCGCCATGCCGATTCCATCCCCCGCAGAGCGGTTCGGATAATGTGTGGCGTGGACGATGTCGGCGGCGAAAACCGGGCCATGGAGGTCAGCGAGAACTGCGGTTGATCGGGTCGGAATCGGTCTGTGTAGGCGAAGACCTGAAGCGCGCCGGCCACCAAGCCCTCGGCCCTGATTTTTTCAGCCGCTCTGCTGGCAAAGAGCGTGACGGCATCTCTGACGTGACCGAGTTCGGACACGGTTTCGCCAAAAGACCGAGAGCAGCAGGTCGTGTGTTTGTCCGATGGCATGGTGTCCAGAGTGTGGACTGCCGTTCCACGAAGCTCCATCGTGGTCCGCAGCCCAACCGCACCCATGGTCTTTCGGATCCAGCCATCTTCGGCCTGGATGAGATCGAAGGCGGTACGGATTCCTTTGACCCCACAATGGCCGGCATACTGGCGCCCGATTCCCCAGACATCGCCTACCGGTGTTCGCTTCAGTGCAGCCGCCACCCATTCGGGATGGCTGACCAGATCGAGAGCGCCATTCGTCTTGGGCGACTTCTTGGCCAGCCGGTTGGCGAGTTTGGCGATGGTCTTGGTGGTGCCGATACCGACCGACACCGGAATACCGGTCCAGCGTCGCACGGTGGCGCGGATCTGCTGACACCACGCTGTCAAATCGTCCACCGGCATGCCCGCGAGATCGAGGAAGCATTCGTCGATGGAATAGACCTCGGCGCCGGGGGCGAATGTCGCCAGAACCGACATGACTCGCTCGGACATGTCGCCGTAGAGCGCATAGTTGGAGGACAGCATCACCAAGCCGTGGCTCTCGACCAAGTGGCGCAACTTGAAAGCCGGCTCTCCCATGGGCACGCCGATGGCCTTCGCCTCGGCCGACCGGGCAACTGCACAACCGTCGTTGTTGGACAAAACGATGACCGGCTTGCCCTCAAGGGTCGGGTTGAACACCCGCTCGCATGAGACGTAGAAATTGTTGCAATCCACCAGGGCGTAAACCGCCATGGCCGATCACCGCTTAGTCAACGCAGACACAGCGAAGGTGACGACGCCCCATATCTGGACGCCGTCATCCGGGTCAACGGGGAAGCTCGGGTAATCGGGGTTGGCCGACGCCAACTCCCAGCCATCCTCGGTCTTCCGTAAGGATTTCACAGTCAGACCGCCATCCAGTGTCGCCACGACGATATCGCCATCGTGGGGTTGGACCGACCGATCGACCACGAGCAGGTCGCCGCTCTGGATGCCCGCGCCGGTCATGCTGTCGCCATCGGCCTTACAAAAGAAGGTTGCCGCAGGGCGCTTGACCATCAACTCATGAAGATCGAGTTTGCCCTCAAGGTGGTCATCGGCCGGTGACGGGAAGCCCGCAGCCACCAGGGCGGAATAGATCGGTGCCGTGGCCTCGGATGGCGCGAAGCCACGACTCGAGGCCTGACAGGTGCCGGGAGGCAGCGGCATATCTGGGCTGGATGCGAACATGACAGGAACATAGCCTGCCTGGCTTGATCATTCAAGTTGGCCGATAACAGGGCTGGCCGTTTATGCCCGCTCCACCTTGCGGTATCTCCACTCTCGCCGGTTGGTTCCATTCCGGTATCGCTCCCAGCCACGGGTCTTGAGATACGCACCGACGCGCATTTGGTCGCTCTTCGTCCATTTGGCCGGCTCGATGCCGATGGCATTCTGCAAAACCTCGCCGATGGACAGGTCTGTCAGCGGTTCGGATCGGGCAACCTCGACGTCGCGCCAATCGTCGTAGGCGCCATAGCCATGGTTGACCCGCTCCTTATCGTAGACCAGCCAGCGATCAATCAGGCCATCCCAGGCGTCGCCCTGGTACCGTTCTTCCTGTGCGTCTTCGGCCATGCGCTTGGTTTCTTCGTCCTCGATCCACCATTCGACACCGTTGGCGTACCAGACCATGGCTTCGGCCCAAAGCTGGTCGCGGTCGCGGCGGAGCGCGGCGATGTCGATCTTGCCGCAGCGGACGGGCCAGAATCGGCGGTTGCCGGTTTCGTCACGCAGGTAGGTGTCGGGATTGACGGTGCCCGCGAATACGCACTGGCGCGGCACGTCGATGACGTAGCGTTCATAGGGGGGCCGGTATCGGTCGACCGACCGGGACAGGAAGGATTTGATCCTGGAGGTTTCGGCGCGGCCGATGGCGTCGAGTTCTGCGATCTCGATGATCCACACGCCGCGCGTTTGCTGGGCGGCATCTTTGCTGCCGATCTCGGCCAGCTCGTCGGTGAACCAGTCCGCTCCGGCCAGGGTCCTCAGCGCCGTCGATTTCTTGGCACCCTGCGGACCTTCGAGGATCAACACCTGATCGGCCTTGGCCCCAGGGTCCATGACGCGGGCCACCGCCGACAGCACCCACAGCGAGCCGAAAGCACGGGACAGACGGGTGTCGGCGGCCCCGAGATAGGTGATGGCCCAGGCTTCCAGACGGGGCACGCCATCCCATTTCAGGTTGGAGAGGTATTCCCGCACTGGATGGATGCGGATATCGCGGGCGATGGCGCCAATGGTGCGGGCCACCACCTGCGAGGAAACGTTGATGTCGCGGCGCTGGAGCCATTCGGCGCAACGGATGTCGTCGGCCTCGCACCACGGACGGGGAATGGTGGCCTTGTGTGGATCGTCCCAGGGCAGCGGTCGGTTGACGACGATCTCTTGGCGGAATTCGTCGAAGATCAGTGCCCCGGCGAAGGCTTCGTCATTCGACAGGGCGGTGATGACGTTGGCCTCGTTGCGCTCGGGCGTGCCGTCGGGGCTGGTGCGGATCTGAGCGAACCAGGCCGGGCGGGCGGACTGCGTGCTGTCGCTGCGGCGCAATTCACTGCGCAGTGTCGCAAGATGCTTCTCTGTGGTGGCGATCGGGATACGGGCCGTCGCCTTGATGGCGACCAGCACCTCGCGTTCATGGGCGGGTTCAAGTTTGGCGCGGGCGAGATTCCCCAACAACCGGCTGAACTCGTCCATGTCTGGCGGAAAAGTCAGTTTCAGCGCGGCAGCCCGCAGATCGTCGAAGCTGGAAGGGGACGGCGGTTCCTCGGCGGATGGCAGCCTATTATAATGTGCGGCGACCGCGCACTTCCCGAGGTCGTCGTTGAAATCGTCCCCGTGCAGGGGCGAGACGATGGTGGACGGGATATCGGCCAGATTGAGGCGGTCGGCCAGGGTGGTGGCGGCCTGCTGACCGGCGTCGCCGGCATCGGCAAAAATGGTGACGCGGCGGAGACCCTCGGGCCACTGCCACTGACGCATACCTCCCGCCGACAGCGCCGCCCAGGTGGGGATGCCGAAGATGGCCCAGGCCGACAGGGCGGTTTCGATGCCCTCGGCGATTCCGAGGTGGCCATCGGCGGGTATGGGGGCGAGGCGCACGCTGCCGCTGTCGATTGCCCCCAACATCTTCTTGCCCGGTGGCGCCTTGCCGCTGCCGTCGTCGAGCAGGAAGGTGCGGTGGATGCCGCCGACTGGGTTGCCGGCACCGTCACGGACGATCCCCACCAGCCCCGGCCAGCCGCGCCGTCCATCGAAGTCGGGAAGGTCGTCGTGGTACAGCAGGTCGGGCGACCGCGGATCGCCGACACCACGGTGGCGGAGATAGGTCTCGCCGATGGTGCCGACCAGCGGTTGGACACCGCCGAGGATGCGGGCGATTTCCAGGTCATGCGTCGGCTTGGGCGTCACGGCTCGCTGCGGGGCGGGCAGATCCATCCGCGCCAGCCGGGCGGCTTCCTCGAACAGATCGCGGTCGGCGAGACCGGTGGCGTGGTGGATCAGGTCGATGGGCCCAGCGCTCTCGCCGGTGGCATGGTCGAAGCCCCAACCTGCATGGTGGCCACCAAGATGGATAATGCACGAGCCATCCTTGCGCGGCGAACGCCCCGACAAATCGGCGCAGCGCAGCGTCCGGCGATCCGGGGACAGCCGACCTTGGGGAAACAGGCCGGGCAGCCAGTCCGGTGCCGTGGCGGCCAGGCGACCACGAATTTCGGGCAGGTCAAAACGGGCAGGCGGTTGCCAGACGTCGTTGAGGTCGATCATGCGAGTATCACCAGCCCCCTTTCGGCACGAGTAATGGCGGTGTACAGCCAGCGACGACGGTCCTGCTCGGTGCGGCCCAGACCGTCGTCCCAGACGACGACGTTCTCCCAACTGGAGCCCTGGGCCTTGTGACAGGTGATGGCCCAGCCGAAGGTGGCCTCGGTCAGCAGGCGTTTATTCTTCCAGTCGCGGTCGTGGCGATGGGAATCGAGAGCGACATGGTCCTCGAAGTGGCCCTTATAGATAAGGAGACGGCCCGGCTTGCCATTGGTCCCCGGATGCCCGACCGGCTTGCCGTCCTCGTCGATGCCGACAGCCGAGAAATACAGGCTGCCCTCGTCGACGATGTCGGAGAGCGATACGAACATGCCGTTGATCAGACCAAGGTCGTTTTGGTTCTTGAGGCAGATGATTTTCTCGTTGGGGCCGGTGGGCAGGTACGATCCGCCAAAGCCGGCGGCCCTGCGCAGAGCATTGTTGAGCTGGAACCGGGTGGCGTTACGGCCGCAGATGACCTGACCGCCGCGCAATGCCTGCGGCGGGGTGACGTCGGCCATGGGCATTTTCCAGGCATGGTCGTCGTACTGGCCGAAGCCGATGGGACGGCCTTCACGCGCCATCGTTGCCAGCCGGATAATGGCGCTTTCGGCTGCTTGGCGGTGAATCTCGGTCAGCATGACGTCTGGGGCGTCCTTGGTGAAGGCACCTTCGCCCTTGATCGGCGGCAACTGGCCGGGATCGCCCAGCACCAGGATGGGGCGGCCGAAGCTCATCAGGTCGGTCGCCATGTCCTCGCCGACCATGGACACCTCGTCCAACACGATCAGTTTGGCCTCGGCGGCCGCGCTGGCGGGGTTGAGGGAGAATCGTGGCTTCTTCATTTCGCGCACCGCTTGTCGCATGGCTTCGATGGCCGCTTCCGCGGTGGTGCGATCGAACCCGCCAAGAGTGCGGGCCTTGATCTCGGCCTCGGCGATGCGCTTCTGGGCTTCTTCGACCTCTTCTTCTGTCGCCTCGATGACGCTGTAGATCAGGCTGTGGATGGTCCGCGCCGGAGTTCCCTTGCGCCGCAGCACCAGAGCGGCCTTGCCGGTGAAGGTGGCGGTGACCACACCGGGACGATCCTCGGCATGGGGGCTGAGGCCCAGATCGTCGAGGGCGAATTTCAGCACGGTTGATTTTCCCGTTCCGGCAAAGCCAAACAGTCGGAACACCTGCTGCTCGTCCGTGCGGTTCTGGAACCACTGGCGGATGGCGGAGATGGCCTGGGCCTGAATGTCCGACGGAGTGATGTCGCCCATCATCGTCACCGGGCCAGATAGCGTTTTTCGACATCGGCCAGTCGGTTGGCCAGCGTGCTGGCCTGGGAGACCAGGGAGGCGATGTCGGTGCGCAGTTGCTCGATTTCGGGATCGGTGCGGATGGGTCCATAGGCTGCTTCGCGGATCTGCTCGATCATCTTGCGAGGCAGCTTCAGTTCTTCAGCAACTCGCTGGTCGCTGAAGCTATCCAGGTACATGCCCTTGGCATCGTCGAACACCCCATCCAGCTTGTGGCGGATGCGCATGCGCTCGTCGGGGGTGGCGGGGCGGAGGGCGGGCGTCGTCATCAGCATTTCCTTCCTGATGGTGGGTTTGATGGGGTTCGGCGCAGCCGGTTTGATCGGCGGGCTCGGACGGGCCTTGCAGTCGGGGCAGATGGTGCGGCGCGGACGGTTCTTGTCACAGTCCCATCCCTTGGCCCGCGCCATGCGCTCGACACCATCGGCGTGATGGGCACTGTTCAAGGTGATATCCAGCGTGTCGCCGCATTGGGCGCACCACAGGCGGGCAATGGTGCGTGGGCCGGTGATGTCGCGAACCTGAAGAACGTCGTAGCTGAGGCCGCGGCGTTTACCGGTCATCGGCACGTCCCCCAGCAACGGTCCTGCCAGGAACAGGCCCCGTGCCAGCCGCCGGCCGTCTTGCCGCCGCGGCAAACCACCGAGGTCCGTTCGGCACTCGCGCGGGGCAGCATCTCCTGGGCGTCGCTGGCCTGGACCACCTGGAGGGCACGGTCGCTCATGGTCTGGGCCAGGGCGGCGTCAAACGGTACCAGTTCGCAGTGGATTTCCCAGGTATCCCGGTTGAGCGCGGTGAACAGCGCCGGGGCCGGCAGATCCATATAGGCCTGATAGAGGGCAAGCTGGGCGGCATAGACCGGCTTGGACAGCACCACGCCGCGTTTCACCACGTCTTTCCAGGACGATACGCCCAGCGCCTTGTTCTCCCACAGGGCGGGATAGGCCATAGCCACCGGCCCGCCGACCAGGCAGCCGTCGATATGGCCCTTGAAGCGACCGTTCAGCACCGAGAACCCAAACTGCCGCCCGTCGCGACGCTCGGTGCGCAGATCGAACCCGGCGGCCCGCAGCCAAGCCGCTACCACGTCCTCGCCCCGATGACCGGCCTCGAAGATACGGAGCGTCTTGGGTTCAAAATCCCGGCCTTCATCCTTGGGCACGGCGAGATAGTCGTACTGGATCTGGCGCAGGCATTCGCGGCCAATGCCCGAGGTGCTGACATACTGGCGGGCCACCTGAGAGCGGTTGCGCACGACCAGGGCGGCATCGATGGCGGCGTTGACCGCCATGGTGATGCCGGGGTCGTGGTCGGGCTTCTGGTACTGGCAGCCGGAGCCATGGTTGAGGTCGAGCATGGCGGGCCTCAAAATGGAATTTCGTCGTCGAACGGCAGGCCGGAGCGTTCCTTCACACCAGCCTGTCGCTGCATGGACTCGACGTAGCCGGTGACAGCGGCTTCGATCAGGCGGTCGATATCCTCTGGTGTGCGGTTGTAGAACGGCTCCATCAGGGCCAGCGCCGTCAGTGCCTCGGCGAAGGGACGCCGGGCATCCTTGATGGCCTGGGTTTCGCGGGCGGTCTTGTCGATCATACCGTTCTGTCTCCCTGCGATCTCGGCACCGGCCTTTTGGCAGGTGGCCGAGCAGAAGCGATGAAATGAGTAAAGGTCGTGGCGCAGGCGGTGGACATAGCCAAAGCCCTTGGCCTCGCGACCGCAGATGGCGCAAAGACTCAGCCCAGCAAGAGCCGGGTCAGCTCCGGGTGCTGATCGGGCTCCGCCTTGATCCGCTGCGAGGCCAGCACGATGAAGCTGCCGATGGCGTTGGTGGCCATGGCCTCCAACTCCCACATGGCCAGCGCCCTTATGGGCTGGTGCAGTTTTCCGCGGGCTTCGAGCCATTCGCCGATCGCCTTCGCCGCTTGGCGCGTCGTATGCGCCTGCCATTCATCATCGGTCATGGTGGGGCCGCCCGCCCGAGGACGAGCGGCATCTCCCTCAGCCATTGAGCCAAGCCGGGCCGTTGGCCGCCGGCTGCGGTGAAGCCTGCGGCGGGGCCGCTGCCGGGGGCTGCTGAGACCACGCCGCTCCCCCCTGCTGTTGGGGCCCCTGGGCCGGGGCTGCCTCGGTGGCCCAGGCAGGGGAATTGCCTCCGGCGGCGGTCTTGGTCGACTTGCGCGGCTTGGCGTTGATGGGTTCCGGTTCCACCGTTTCGCCCTTCATGATCAGGGCATATTGCTGGTCGCCGGGTAGCACCACATTGGCCAGCCGATTCTGGTCGTGATACTTGTCCGGATCACTGGCCGGCTCGACCATGATGCGGGCGACAAAGGTGATCCCATCCAACTGCTTCAACCCCAGTAAGACCCGCTTGGCCTTGGCGGCATCGCTCATATCCTTGGGGTCGAGGCCAAGGGCCGAATCGACCATGGCGCGGAACGACGCCTTTGAGATATTCCAGGCGATGGACTGGCCCTTGTCGTCCAGCTTGCCGCCGGCCACGGTGAAGTTCTGCCAGAACTTGCGGCGCACGCATGGCCCCTCGACCACGGTGAATTCGCAGTCCAGCATCTTGGCGTCGCTCTCGGCGGCGGCTTTCAGCAGCCCGGCATCCATCGGCACCGAGCCATTGACCCCACCGGGGCGGATGGTCATGCGGACCTTGGCGAAGGTGCCGTCCGGGATCAGTTCACCCGCGGGCATGCGCTGGGCCTGGGCGTCGTTGAAATCGTAGGACATGGTGATGTGTTCCTTTCAATCAGGCGGGGATACGGTTGATCTTGGACAGCAAGGCGCCGAGGTCCGGCGGTTCGGTCACATCGAGTCGACCGGAGCGATCCTTGGCGGGCAGGCCATACGGATTGCCGGAGCGGCAAACGAGGCGGCGCTCGGCGGCCTTCTCGTTCAGTTCCCAGTTGCCGTCGGCGTCGTGGGAAAACAGGTGCATGGAGATAACCTGATCGACGATGCCGGGCAGTTCGCGCCCCGCCTTCGATCCCTCCATTTGCGGCTGCCAAGTGGTGGCGTTGAACTCATCGGTGACCTTCTCCAGCACGCCGACGAAGATCACCGTCTTGCCCGGCGCGTGCTGCAGGTGCTTCAGCGCCTGGATTACCTCGCGCCCCAGCAGGCCATAGGCGCCACGGATATCCGGCTTGCCGGTGCGGTCAGAAAAGGCTTCCGGCTGCTGCTTGGCGAAGGCCATGGCCTGGCGAGTGAGGTCGGTGATGGAATCGACGAAGATCACCGGCATGGAGGCGAGGAATTCCTCGACGCCCGATCCGGCATAGAGTGAACGCACATGCTGGTGATGCTGGGCGCTGTAATAGGCGTTGGGATCGGCAGCCGGATCGGGGCCACCGATCAGCACCACCAAGTCCCGGAAGTCGCCAAAGCTGCGCACCGGGATGCTGGCACCGGACCAGTCCTGGACCGACTTCATGCCCGCCTCCAAGTCGAGGCAGACGGTGTGGGCGGGCGGCAGGGTCTTCAGCAGCGAGGTCTTGCCGACTCCAGGTGGGCCGAAGATGGCCACCGAGGTCTTGTTGCCGGCGGACGACAGGCGCTCGTCGGCGGTGATGATGCGAACGGCCATGGGATCATGTCTCCTTGATGTCGGGGGCGGCGGGGCGTTGACCGGGCGCCGAAGGGATGCCGGCCCGCCCTTGCGGAACGGGCAGCCCCGCCGCTGTCTCAGGGGGTGTTGGGCTTCAGCGTGAAGGTCAGCTTGCCGGTCTTGACCGTGCGGGCCGCCTCGAAGGCGGTACGGATGTGGGCGGGCCAAGCGCCGTATTTGCGCTCCGGCACCTTGAAGGCGGTCTCGATGTATTCGCTCGGATCATCGCCGCTGGCGCGGATGCGCTCGACGATGGCGGTCAGCAACGACTGGTCCCACTCAACCTTCTTGGGCAGATCGGCTACCACGGTGATATCGCCGTCGTCGAACCGCACAGTGCCGGTATCCTTGCCCTCGCGGCTGCGCAGCTCGGTGGCGAGGTTGGCGTAGCGGCGGGTCAGCGCGCCGTCGAGCCAGTCCTTCTGCATCTTGGCGAGACGCACGGTCTGCTCGGCTTCTTCCTGCAGCAGGGCCAGCATTTCCGCCGGCAGGCTGGCGGCCTCACCCAGCGGCAGGCGCATCATGTCGGCGAGGCTGGGACGATTTGGGATGGTCATAATCAGTTCCTCCGGGGCTTGTCGCCGCTCGCCTTGATGGCGATGTAGGCGATGCGGTCTTCGGCGATGCGGCGCTGCACGAGCAGCAGGCAACCGTCTTTGGCCTGCGCCATGGCGTGGTCGGCGATACGGTCGAGTTCGGAACGAGCGGATCCGTGCAAAGCCGATGGACCAGGTGCCCGATCAACGGCCAGGAGCCCCTCGTGATACGAGATGCGGTCTCCAGGCTGGGCTTGATCAATCCAGGCAAGAAAGCTGCGTTCGCTTAAAACTGGCAGGGTACGGGGCTTCATGATGCGACCCGCGTTTCGCCGGTCCGCTCGCGCATATGATCGGCCTCGTAGGCGACCACATCGTCCAAGCGATAGACCACCTTGCCTTCCAGCTTCAGAAAGCGGGGGCCTTTGCCGCGCCAGCGCCACTTCTCCAGCGTGCGGGGGCTCAAGCCCCACCGGCGGGAAAGCTGGACCTGATTGATGTGTGAGATAGGACGATCAGTCGTCATTCTTCCTATTCCTTGCCGTTCGCGGGACGGTCGTTTCGATCGTCCGAATGAAGGTCATCACCTTGTCGGCGGTCGCCAATGTCGGTGAACGGCCGCGTCGCAAGCCGAGCACAAACGAAGGATCGCCAACGGCTTGACGCCCAAACTCGGTGGGCTTGAAGCCGCTATTGGCGAGGAAGGCCTCGACGGTGGCGCGGAACTGTTCGCTTAATGTGCTCATGATAGGAAATATAAAATCCGCATGCGCCTCTTGCGTCAAACGGAAAAGATTGTTAATTTCCTACATAGCCGAATCAATGGGATACCCGCATGGACCTCGACCCTGTCCGCCTCCGCCTGCTCCAACTCGTGCAAGAGCAGAAGACCGATCTGAAAAATCTCTCGCTCGCGATCGGGCGCAATGCCGCCTATCTGCACCAGTTTGTATTTCGGGGAACGCCGAAAATCCTGGCTGAGGACGTCCGCCAAGCGCTGGCGGAACATTTGGCCGTCGAAGAGGACGAACTACGTCACTCGCAGATCCCGACGCGCAAGCCACGATCACCGAACCAGCGGGACGATGTGGGTCTGGCTCTCCCGGATGGGTTCCTGCCGGTTTCCGAGATTGATGTTCGTGCTTCAGCTGGGTACGGCGCCGTGCATGACGGCTTGGAAGAAACCAAGGCGACCTGGCTATTTCCCGATGCGGTGGTCCGCTATGAATTTCGCGCTCAGCCAAGTGACCTTCGCATGATCACCATCACCGGCGATTCCATGGAGCCGCTCCTGTCCAGTGGAGATCGCATCCTCATCGACACCAGTCAGAAGGTGCCGGTGCCGCCAGGAATCTTTGTTATCTGGGACGGTATGGGGTTGGTGACCAAGCGGATCGAGCACATCCCCCACTCAGATCCGCCGACTGTGGTCATCCGGTCAATCAACCCGGAGTACCAGACCTACGAGCGCACCGCCGATGAGATCAACATCATCGGGCGCGTCATCTGGGCGGCGAAGCAGTTTTAA